CTCAAACATTGAGGGTTTCTGTGTATGCTGACTTAGCTTACAGTGGAAGAATAACTGGTGGAAGGATATATACCAGATTAGAAAATACTGATGATGATTTAGTATTATTAGCTGATATAGATACTGTCAAAGGAATGAGAACAAGTCTAGATGGAGACCATAGGGCTTGGACATATGAAACTGGGAAAGGTTATCATGTTGTTAGTGGTGCTTACGGAAACGCTATTAAACCAAACCTAGATACATATACAACACTAAACGGCTTCAGTCCTGATTTAAAGTTTTTAGGTATAGGTGGAACTAATGAAATATATAAAGCATCGGTGGTGGCTAATAGAAGGACATTTGTTGCTAATGTTAAATTAAAAGCAAGTTCTGGAGAACTGGAAAAGTTTGGCGATAGGATTATGTATAGTGAGATAGGAAAGTTTGATACCTTCCTTGAGCATAATTTTATAGATGTATCCAAGGGTGATTATGGAGAATATACTGCCTTAGAATCATTTGCTGACAGGCTATTAGCTTTTAAGCACAATCTGGTTCATATCATTAATATTGCGAACCCCAGTGTTTCGAGTTGGTACCTTGAGGATACTATTAAATATTTTGGTGTAAACTTCCCATTTAGTGTTGCTAAGACAAAGTATGGGATAGCTTGGGTGTCTGATGATGGATGCTATTTATATGATGGTAGTAGAGTTAGAAATTTAATTGATAAAAAAATAGCAGTGAGCAAAGCATCTTTTACCAGCACTGAAATAAATTGGAATAGCTTTTATAGAGGTTCTTCTATAATTAAGGATGTAATGCTTGGATATGACCCTATCAGTAACTCTCTCATAATGATGAGAAGCCCCAATGATGCATCTAATAATTCACATAAGTCATTTATTTATGATTTTGATAGTAATGGGTGGACATATCATACTAAAATATTTACTGATAGTAAGTATTATACAAACTTTATTACAGACTGGAACAATAATTTAAGCCTTGGCGTTTTTGATGGCAGTACCGATGTAGAGTTTAAAAAGTTTTTACCTGTAAGTGTATCTCAAGTATCTCAAGAATTCTTTACAAAAGATATAGATTTTGGACAACCGGGTTTAGTCAAGAAAATATATAAAGTTACTGTTACTTATAAATCAGATGATGCAGAGACTACTCCATTCAAATATGCAGTTGATGGTAGCCAGTCCTTTTCTTCATCTTTTACTGGTAATTTTGTAAATACATCAGGTTTGTGGGATGTGGTAACACTTACTCCTTCTTCTGTAATATCATGCCAAAGTATACAGATTAAATTTGATGCTCCGACTACAGGTGTATTTGAAATAAACGATATAACAATAGAATATAGAACTATTCGCAATAAAAATGTATCATAATGCCATTAACTGACAGAGACCTTAGAAAATTAATTAATACTAAGCAAGGCTCTGTTGAATTTCAGGGAAAGCCGTCAATTAATGGTATGGTAGACGGTCAGGTTGCTATTGAAAAGAAATCTAATAGTCAGTTAGCATTATATAGGAAGAAGTATGGCAAACTGTGGAAGACGTATATGTCTTCAGACGGTAATCAATATGTGGATAGAACATTAACTGCTAATACATTAAAGTATACTAACAAGTTTATAGACCACAGAATGTTTCTGCATAATTTTGAATATAATTGGAGCTCTACTACTAAAATATATGTTCCTTGGCATGGAACTGGAGAACAAAGTGATTTCCTAGATGAGAGAACCGCTTTTTTAGTCCCGTTTACTATGGTTTGTCACAAATTATTATTTAGACCATCAGCTATAGATACTGCTGATACACATATAGTTTTTACAATAGAAAAAGTTACTGACGGTAGTACAAGCATTAGTACCGTAGCTACTTTTGATGCCACTACAGCGTGGTCTGGTACCGCAGGAACTATGATTACTATTAATGAATCAGATTGGGATAATTCACCAAAGGTTTCTCTTGGAGAAGCGGTTGGTATAGCTTTAACTCCAGATAATGCAAATATAACAAGTGGCAGTAGACAGTTTCACATAACATCATTATGGAGAGTAGAGGTGGTTATCTAATGGTTTGTAAAACAAGAATAATCAACCAATTACAGTATTTGAAAAGATGTGTAAGTTCACTAGCTTTAAAACGTATAATTATATCCGTATCAAACGGTATTTATAAGGAGTCTCTATGAGAACTTTACTCGGTATGCAATATGGGGGCAATGTACCGCAACAGTATCCTAGACAGCAAATACCGCCACAACAGTTTCAAGAAGGTGGTGGTGTCTCATCTGGTTTAGCTTATTTACTTAGGGGAAAGAAAAGAAAAAAGGCATATGATGAAGCTAAAAGAAGGGAACAAACTTTAGGTGAAAGAATGGGGTGGAGTAGGACATTCGGTACAGCATTAGGTGTAGGAGGAGGTCTTCTTGCCGCCGCATTAGCACCTGCAACTGGTGGATTATCTCTATTAGCTCCAGCACTTGGAACCGCCGCAGGTAAATATTTTGGCTCTAAACTTGGGTATGGTAAAGATGAAGAATATGATGATATGATGTATGGTGAAGAAGCTGGCTTAGGAGATATTGAAGCCGCTGGTGAAAGCTATGAAGGTCAAATGGGTCAAGGTGCTTTAACATCTGGTCTTATAGCTGGATTAACTGCCGGTTTTGCACCCGATGGCGGTATATATGGTAAGGTAGCTGGTAAACTTAGTCCAACGGATGTTGCTGGGGCGACATCTTCGCTAGGCGGAGTGGGAACAGTTGCCGACTTAGGAACTCAAGTAACCCCAGAAACGGAAATTGCAAATAGAGCGATGCGCTCTCAAGCTTTTCAACCACAATCTGGAAGTATGGCTGTTCCAGATTTAAAGCATTTAACTCAAAATATCCCATCTGCTCCCGGTTCTCTACTTGGCACTGGTGCTGGTGAATTAGCACCAGAGATAACGACTGAAGCCGCAGATATACTTGGTGCTTATACTGGTACAGCCGCTCAGAATAGACAACTTCTCGATGCAGGCGGTTACGGTGGAACCTCTATCGTAGATGCGTTAAAAAGAGCCGGTTTAGGCTCATCTTTTCAAGAAAGGGCAGGTATGTATGAAAATATCTATGGCTCCCCGCAAATAGCTGGTCTTATGGGCGGTGGAACAGTTCAACAGACCCCAAGAACATTACTATCACTTATAGGTTAATATGCCCGGTTTATTAGATTACGTAAAAGGTTACCAAGGTGGCGGCGGTGTAAGCCCTGCCGGTTCCTATTTTGAAGAGGATGAAACGGGGATTGATATAGACCCCTATGCCAACACCACACAGGCAGATATGCTATTTAAATTAGGCATAAGTGTAGACCCTGATGCTATGGGACTTCTGCCAACATATGATACCACTGGTGCTGACTTAGCAAGGGAAGCGTACAGGTTAAGGAGTGATGCCACTAGGGGTCAGTTCACTGGCAATCTTCTAGACTTGACCCAACAATCCCAACAGCAACAGGCTGGTTCTCTTTTTGCAGGTCATGGTGGAATTTCAAGAGCAATGGCTGATGTCAGGCAAGATGTACTCAGTGGATATGGTCAAGCCGCTCACGAGCAGTACCTTGACTTAACGAGAGATATACATGGTATAGAAACAGGTTATCAGCGTGAATTGGTATCTGCTGTTGGAGACTTAGACCCAGCAGATTATACTCTACCCGGCGAGGAGGAAGAGGAAAAAGCAGACTGTGAGTCTGGTTGCGATGATACTTATCAAAATTGTGTAAACAATACAGACCCAATGTATATTCAGAATTGTATTGATACCAAAGAAATTTGTATGTCGGGGTGTGGTTAATAGATAATGAATAAAGGTTTAGGTGATACGGTATCGTCTATTATTAATACTGTTTCTCGCGGCAAGATTAAAGAGTGCGGCAGTTGTAAGAAGAGGAAGCAGTGGCTGAATGAGAATGTATCATATGAAAAGGTTGGTAAAATATTGGATGATTTAAGGAACAGTCAAATAAGGAATGGTATGACAAATGGCTAGGCGCAGAAGCATATACGATGCAAGTTATCAAACACCCCTTGCTGACTTTTTAGAGCAAATACCTGACTATTTCCTGAAGTGGGAAGCACTTAAACAGGGTGAAGCTGAACGTAAAGAAGCTAAAGCTTTCCGTGATAAACAATACTCTGATGCAGTAGAACAACAACGTAAAAACAATGAATACCGAAATGAGCAGGCAAGGGTTAAAAAAATAAATGATGAATTTGATGATGATTTTAAGATGATGAATTCATTAGATACACCTGCATCAAAAGAACAATATTTTCAACACATGATAGCCAACAATCCAAGGTATGTAGATAAAGATTTGACATCTTTTTCTCAAGCATTAAATACAGCTAGTACAACTAGCGATAATCTAAGTGTGTTATTGAGTAGAAGAGATGAGTATAATAGAACAGGTACACTGAGTTTATATGACGACTATCCAGATATTGTTGATTTAGCTAATGACTTAGAGGCGATGAGGGGTAAAGTTGGTTCTAAAAATAAAGCTTCGCTTAATAAAGCGATATCAGATGTTGGTCTAATAACAAAAACTCTTGAAACAACTAGCGGCAGAGAGATGGCTGTAAATGATATGCCACCTACCCAGAAGACACTGTTTAATAAATTGAATGATTCATTTGGCATAGCACAGAAATCATATATGGAATCTGAATTAGCTATGGCAGAGATTGGAGAGCTCCAAGAAGTCATAGTGGATGGTAAAAAGGTTGAGAAGTGGATGCCTTTGCCG